TCCACTATAGTGCTCCACCTGCACCAACTACGGCGGCCCCCGTTGCATCTAGGGCAGTCCACCATATATGAAAAATAAGGGTCCCATCAGTTAAGGCGGCAGTCCCTACGGTGTACCCCACATCAGTTCCGCCAACCACGATGGCTTCTCTTATACCAGTGTTGGCTCCAACAACTGTTTCAACGTCAGGAGTGGCGTCTTTCCATATTTCTGTAGCGTCAATATCTGTCCCTGTGGTTTGTGCGATAATCTCTGCCGTATTGTTGGCAGTTCCAAGCTCGATTGTCGCTCCGGCCCCGGTCAATGCTTCGGTACACTCGACAAGCACTCGCAACTTAATGGCCCCCGTAACGGTTAAAATCTCATGGGCTGCCTGAGTGTTCCATGTTGCGCTCGTCAAGTCTACGGAAAGAGCAATGTAGTTAGCATGATTATAGGACGGCTCAGACACGTCCGTTAAGTGGTCAATCTTTTCGTCAATTACCCACCTTGGCTTACCTTCAAGGTCTATAGCGGTTGAAAGGGTGTTCCCATGTATATACATTGATCCAGGGTCTAAGATCGCCCCTTCGGTATCCCCGTACAGTTTGTTGTTAACAATCGCCCCTGTACCGGAATCTGAAAACTCAACACAGTGCTGCCCCGTGGTATGGTTAGTAATGGTATTCCCTGCAATATAAGCCTCATCACACGGTTCGTCTGACCAGATTGCCGCTACAGAAAAGTCACCTTTAATTATACAGTTGACAACTTGAAGCCTTTCCGGACCCGCAGTCCCGTTTCCTGCATCTATAAAATGTGCCGGAGCTGCGCCACCCTCGTCATTGTAATATTCGCAGTTTTCAAATCTTATATTGTTCGCCCCGGTTGCTATGTCGATTGCGTCTAAGAATTCCCATGAGTTTGTCGTTGGCTTTGGGAATACACACTTGTTAAAGACAAGATCGTCTCCGGCTGCTTCAATTGAAATGCCCATAACAATAGAAGATATGCCAGCGATAAATCGCAGGTTTTCAGTGTAAATGCCAGCCGCTCCGTAAACCACTTCTGAAGCAGTTGCGGAAAAAGTTAGCGTAGGAGCAGCCGACCCCTTTCCAAAACCGATAATACTTAACCCTGCTTTGTCAGCGTCAAAACCATCCGCAGCCGAGATTGTTTCTGCGTGATGTGCAGCAACATAAATCACGTCCCCGTTGCTTGCGGTAGCCAAATTAATCGCCTCATCAATGGTAAGAACCGCATAATCCCAACTTTTGCCATCGCCGGAGGCTGCGGTCGCCTGGTTAGAGTCAACATACCAGACATCTCCTTCACCTATTACGGAGCTATTGGTTACGAACTCGCTGAGCGGTTTGGTCGCCTGTCCTCCACCAACCATGACAACATTATCCCCGGCAAAGACAGGGAAGGCCAATGTCGCCACTAAGGTTAAAGCAATAAAACAGTTTCTAATCTTCTTAAATTTTCTCATCGTCTGATCTCCTTTGGTTAAAAATTACTTACATACTTAAATTAGTTGCTTGATTATGGTTTTGGCCTGTTACGATTGCCCAATCTTTTTCTCCCTGTGTTGTCGGTTTTGGAGAGGCCAAGGCTAAAGACATTGGCCTTGCCATGCAGACGTGGGCTGCCTCGTCGTAAACGTGATCTTCTTGTAACGTGTCAATATCTTCCGGGTCTCTCTCGTCAACACACAGTGAAGGGATTGTACGGATAAAGTGTTCACACGTATTATAAACAACCATCATTGGCATGTGCATAGGGTCTTTATCAACAAAAAGCCTTTCCCTAAACTGCTTCACCTTCAACTTTCTACTTGGGTCTCCAGGCTGCAAGAGTATTCCTTGCTTTTGAAACTCATCTGCGGTTGACGGCCCCTGTCCACCTCCTCTGTAGTCCGGTTTTTTGTTAAAGCAAGTTGGGTCTGCCAGCCTCACAACATGTCTATTCCCAAGATTAAACGCTTCTTCTCTCTCTACAATTCCTTTTGCAATTTCACTATCTACTTTCCTACACCCAACGTCTGGGGTTTCCCCATCCCATCCATACCACTCACCGAAGCGATATAGCCTATTTTCTGTATCAACCCAAAACCATCCAACACTAAAGGGTTTCCCAAAACCCCAATCAAACGTCATATAAACCGGAGCTAAGTCGGGGATAGGCCAGATAGGATCAATAACATGATCATCTTGATTGAAGTCGAACGCCTGCCCTATAAACACGTCCCAATTCCCATTTAGCCATGCCTCTCTTAATGCCTTGTCTTTTATTGCCATCAACCTTCCAACATATTTCGGATCATTTTCACACAGAATCTTGTTATCTGATAGCTTAGAAGGAATAAAGACGCAGGTTTCGCCAAGATCATTTGTGTAAATAGCGCCCGGCTGTTTATTTGTCATAAACATTGTTTTCACGATTGATGACCCAGGGCCACCAGGATTCCCGGTCAAAAATATATGACAGGGAACGCCATGTGGTGATCTTAGCGACCCTTTTAGTTTATCAAGCATTTGGTATATAAAAGAGAAACTTGGAGCCTCATCAATGCTAATCTCACAAAATTGCTGCCCTTGAAATGAATCAACCATAGAAATATGGCTGATTGCCGACAAGACAACAACAGCCCCAGAAGAAAATCTGATATAGTTTGTCTGCTGCTCGCCCCCGATTCTTGTTGCTGGAAGTCCGGCAGATATTAACTCGTCTACTCTACGCCTAATCTCTGTGAAGTCTTTGAATTGCTTTCTTATGATAAGCCCATTCCAATACTTTCCCCACTTCTCTGCTCCTAAAACATGCCGACCGATAAGGCAATCAGACTTTCCCCCACCCCTTGTTCCTCCAAAGAAAGTAATGTCTGCCTCTCCCTTTACTGCGGTTTTTTGTGGCCCATCCTGCGGCGACCAATAAGACGAAAAGGAAGCGTTTCGACTAACAATCTCTTTAGCCACTTCTTGCGAAGCCCTGTCTATTATCCTTTGTGCCATTACTTCAGGAGAAGGCATATCTGTCATTTTTTCACCAACTTCGACATAGAACTAAGAACTTCTTTTTTGTAATCATCTGGAAAGCCGTTAAGTAGGGCCTCAACCGTTTCTTTTGAGAAGCCGTGTTCTTCAACCCGCCTGTCTTGCCAGTCATCCCGCATCCTATTTTTTGCCCAATAGATTATTGATGTTGGGTTTGGAGGGTGATGCTTTGTGAATTCTGCGTATTCCCATCTACCTTCGCCACCTGTCTCAACCCATTGTGCTTTAGTTTCCGGGTGACTGTATCCGCAAGCACTTTTATACAGAGACACCACAACTTTCTCGTCTGCCACCGCCTTCCAGTCCTTCAGATCAGCGAAAAAATCCGGGTATCGTTTTTTCCATACCGTTAAAGTTGCTTCGCAGATACCGACAGCCTCAACCAGTTCTTTATCGGTAAATCCTTTTTTGGCAAGGAATTCCAACTGTCTCTTGCGCTCGTCTGTGAATTTTGAATTTCTTCCCATTGCCTTCCCTTACTACCAAATATCACGGCTCCCGACATAATTGTACGAGCAATTAACGGCTGTTATGTCGCCGTTTGTGTTGTCGTCTTCTGTGTTTTCGATTGACGAAATTTTAATCTCGTCAATTCCAAGCACGTCTATAAGAAGCGTCTTTCTAACCGTTGTGCTCGCTGTCTGTGTGATTTCCATCGTCACAAACGGATTACCGTCATCATCCCAGGCTCCGTTAATTTTGGCCACAAACTTTATCACGGTTGTGGCGACGCAAGCAGAGGCACAAGTACAATACCCTTGGACAGCTACAGCTTCGGCGTTCCGCACATCCAGGCTATCACTATCGGTATCATCTGTTGCATCGTCCCCGATAGTAGCGATGTCGGCTGCGTAAAAAGTGCCTACCCTATCATATTTGACTGACATAATATCCTCACTTTATTGTTTATGTGTCGTAAGTTACCGTACACCCGTTATCCTTAAGCCCATCTCCCGCATATGCCCCCGTGCCCTCTATCTTTGCTATTGCATCTGCATCCGGGATGGCGTTGTTCTCTATAGCAATTGTACAACTATTACCTCCAAGTGCTACCCTTATCGTGTAAATATCATCTATAAAATCACTTATTTCTGCCTGATTCCAAGAATTATTATTGAGACGTAGTTGGGTTAAACTCGTACAGGGTGCAAAACTAGGTATAGGGCCGGTAAAAGCATTCTGTCGACAAAAAAACTCTTCCAAAAGTGTACAGGACGAAAAACTAGGGAGTGTGCTGGAAAAAGAGTTATTGGTGACGTAAAACATTGTTAAAAGTGTACAAGATGAAAAGCTAGGAAGTGTTCCAGAAAAAGAGTTATTAGATACAGATAATTTATCCAGAGACGTACAAGATGAAAAGCTGGGAAGTGTTCCAGTTAGCGAATTGTTTTGAATCTCGACACGGATTAAACCCGTACAAGCCGACAGAGATAATAATGTGCCGGTAAAAGACGCATCAGAAGTGAAGATACGCTCAAGGTTTATACACTTTGAGAAGTCCGGTAATGTGCCAGACAGTTGAGTGTCGGAACAACGAAATTGTGTTAGGCTTATACATTTTTTAACGGCATCTTCATGGAAAGTCCCTTCAAGGGCTGGAACTGCTCCATCGTCAAACCGGATGTACGACATATCTCCATCAAAATAGATAGGGCCATTATTGCCATATGAGAACCTCGATAGTGGCCCAGCCGTAGGCACCTCTAATACTTTCCTCCCGTTTTTGTCATGCAGCTCACTGGTTGCACCATCAAACACAACAGTAGCCCCATACTCACCCACACCTTGAGTTGTATTGACAGGGATAAGTAATTCGCCGTTGAAATATAGATCACCAGACATAAAAGAGAGTGGCCGCCTATCCGGGACTCTAGCTGGTACTCGTTGCGGGTATCTTGTCGGTATCACGGTTTATCCTCTATTATTTCAAGCCCATTTAAAAAGGGCCATACACCCGCCAAGGCTTCCAAGGCTGGCCCAGAAAGGGAATTCTCTCTAAGGTATAAGTATGCCCATTGTTTGCAAATCTCTTCTTCACACATCTGTTGGCCCTCTATTATCCAAAGGTTCACCAAGCGTTAGGATAACACTGAAAAGACTTCAGTGCTTTTTTATCCTCCGGCATAATACATCGAAATGGAGTGTCGTGAACGCTTAGCAGCTTTATCTCTCTCCCCCCTTCTTTACGGATTAATAACCAGCCCCGCCCAAGCTCTTGCTTGATCGAGGTATGCTTCATTTGCATTAAAAATTGCATTGAACTTACTATAACTTGATTTTATGGCTGGAAGATAGTTCGCTCCGATTACGGGAGTGTGACGGAACAAAAACGTGTAGCTCCCCCAACTTCCGCCACCTAAGTCGGTTATGCCAAACCGAAACCTTATGTTGGTCTCGTATCGTTGTTCTTTGATGTTTACCACAACCGACTCAACTACTATTTGATCCGGTTCAGATTGTGTTATTTGATAATCATAGGTTCTCATTTAATTGCCCTCAATGACAATGGTCTGTATTTGGTTTATCGTTATTGATTTTATCCCGATTTCAGGGGTAGATGGAAACTCGCCATCCGTATTCACTTCGTTTGAATAGCCACTTTTAAGCCCTTGAGTATCGAACGCTTTGACTGCAAAGAAGTGATTAACGCCATCGGGCAAACCGTAAGCAGTAAATTCTACAGTCCCTGGATCTGGGTTTTCATCTTGATCAAATGTCATTGTAATTGGAGACGGAGCGGGCATTCCGTCTTGTAATTTACCGTCCGTGCCTGTGTATGGATCGCCGGAATCAATATCGTAGTGGATTTCATATCCGGCGAGGTCTGGTTCTGTGTTAGCATCCCAGCTTAAAGTCACATCCATGGCCCATGACAAGACTGGAAACATCAAAAGGACCATTAATGCAATCATTATGCATCGCTTCATTTTGCCCTCCTTAATTACCTGAGTTTATAACTGCGTAATGAACACCATCCATCACGCTACGCATGTATTGTATCGCCTCTTCCCTCAAAACCTCTGCTTCTTCCGGCAAGATAAACATGCTTCTGGCAGTATGTAAAAGCCGCCGCATGGTCGCAGCCGCCCCGATATCACTACCAGCAGCCAGCACAAGGTTATCAAATAGACTATTTGCCTCCTCTCTGCGGAGCTCTGTTGTCTCTTGATTGAGCGCCACAAGCGCGCTATCAGAGGCCACCTTAAACGCAGGGATTAAGTCGGGGTTGTTTTTTAAGATAGGAGTTAATCCAAGCTCGATAACCATACTGATTGCCGCACACCTCGTCTCGATCGGCATGTCTTTGGCTGGTATGGTGTGTATTTTGCCGCAGCTATAAATCATGATAAAAAACAACACGGTTAACGTGACCATAAACGCTATATCTCTTTGTTTTAACATTATAAACCTCCTATGCTTTCATTTTGCTCTCAATATTTACGCAATCATTATGCAAGCATTGTAAACCTTTTTCGCTGTTTTCCGATGTTATGTAAACTTTGAAAAGTGAATAAAGCTGCCCACCCATCCCCCCGGAAAGCCAGCAAACGTCCTACCTACGCTTAGGCGGTAGGATTCTATTCTGAAGTGGGCTGACTGGCTAAACTTATTGTCCGGTACTCAGTGCCTTTTATCCCCCAACGATTCAACGGGGGAACACGTGGCTATTGGCCCCGTTCGCTATGGAAATGCTAATAGGAGCGATGTCAGGTTTTGCTCTTTTGGCAGCCCTTTCGGACACTTTGAATATTTACCCTGCTTGATATTTAACGTGGTAAGCTGAGGGGATCGTAAACCCACGATATAAACAAAAAAAGCCCATATCGTAGAGCCAAAGGCTAATTGATTTTTTAAGGACGCTATTTTTTTCACTTCGCAAGCTCCCTCACGCCCCGGATCGGGCATGAGATTATATCTCAAAACCCGTCCGGGCCGCTATGAAAAGGAGGTTCACGGGTGGTCAGCCCGTGCGTGAAAAGATGCGAGCAGCGTGGAGAGACACTGCCCACATCAACTATACAAGCCCTATTCTTGTGTGTCAAGCATTTTTTTATTTTTTTATACTGTCAGGATTCTTTACAATTAGCGTCGGATTTCTTTACACTTAAAACCCCAATAAAATCAACACAATACAAATCACTGTAAAAAATACCGACACCACTGTAAAGTTTTCCGACACCTAAAACCCTGTTTTTGCCTGTTTTTTGTAAAGTTTACCGACACCTCCTTGTTTTTTTGGCCCTTATTTTCCGCTTAAATCCTCACCTCATAATTTACCTAAAATATTTTCCCCTTACAAATCAAACCCTTACCCCTTATTGTTGCAATACTTGGCATATTTGGCACCTGCTTTGCATTACATAAGACTAAAAACTTTAAATCAAGGGGAGGGGGCAATGGAGACAAGAATAGTTGAGGACACTGTGGAAATAGTTCGGAATGGTTCTGGTTGTATGGGGTGTATGCCCTGGGAGACACCTTATATTATCCTCGAAGATTCTAAGGGCGACCGCTACACTTGGCAGTCTGATAACATCTTGGAAACATATATAAAACACGAACCTAACGGCCGTGAAAATGACATAAGAATAGGTGTATTTTTCGACGTAAAGATGAGGGTGAGAGGGGACAGAGTTTGGCGGATGCTCAACTTTACATTTAATTAACCCAAAGCGGCCTCCGTGCCGCATAGGAGCAAAGAAATGAACGAAACCGCTACCATCCACTTGCGTGTCCCTAGGGACATCAAGAACAAATTTCACGCTATCTGTGCAGACAGAGGCGTGAGCATGACAAGAATGCTCACAAAGATGATGCAAAAGCTGGTTGACAAACACACAAAGGAGGAAGGGAAATGATAGAAATCGTACGAAGTAAGTATTCAAAAAGTTATTACTCTGTCCTAGACAAATCCAATAATAAACGAATCGGCCCTTTAACAAAAAGCGACTTATTGCGTATTGTTGCTGAAATAGCTATTACATTATGTGGGGAGGAGGAAACGATAAAGGAATGAAACCCCTAATATTAACCCTTTTATTGTCGTTCCTCCCGGCATGGATTAATTCAGAACCGATAATTCCGTGCCCGGCGGAAACGAGGACCATTGGCATGACTCACAGGTTTCACGGGATCAACACGTCAACCTGAGACAACGGCAATTATTATTTCACCCGTGACGGTGAAAACTGCACGTTGTTTACAAATGGATGTTTAACTTATTTAAACAGGAGGTAAAAATGGAAGATTTTTCAATAAAAAAACTAAAGGAAAAATCCCTGGAAAAGTGGGAAGAAATCAGGGAAAACTTAAAAGCCAAAAATAAACTTAATTGGGAGGATAAATATTGGCTAGAATGTGGGTATTGCGAAACATATATTCATTGCGAAGATTGCACCCTGTATCATCAATTCATATCCGGCCTGCCCGTTTGTAGAGGTGCTTGGGTGGACGATTATTCACACGCCTGGGCAACCATAAGCCTTGCAAGCGATGAACTATACGCAAAAGCTCTATATCACTGTGACAAGGTGATTGATTTTATTAAAAAAGACTTAGGAATAACAACTTAACACAAAGGGAGGTAAGGAAAAATGAGTATCGAAATAGAGTTGCGAGGTAAGGTAATAAGAGGAGTAAAACTGTATGAGCTAGTTGCGTTTAAAATGCTCAAAGAAGAGGAGCTGCCCGAGCAGTATGCGAAAGCCGCTCCATACACACATAAGATTGGGGAAGGGGAGAATAGCTATATCTACATCGTGTCAAAAGACAGAGGGTTTCTCTCTATAAGGTTTTGCGAACTATATACACCACAAGAGATGGAGGCCCGGATCGAGACAATAAAGCTCGCAGGGAAAAGACTCCAAAAAATAAACGCAGAGCTGGCAAAAGAGAATGAGGGGTGGGAGGGTTCCCTTCATACAATAATTATTTAACCTACTGTAAGTGGGCCTCGTAATGAGGCCCCTTTTTTTATTCACATTTCCTGCCCATAAATAATTTCCAATCCTAACCGCTTCGCCTCCTCTAATTCCGCTACGGACCCCCTAGACTTCTCCCAACCCGGAATCATATAAATAATGTCACACCGCTTCAACACGCACATATCAATCTCAAGCCATGTCTCCCACGTTATCGTCTCCCCATCCTCATAATATTCGTAGTGCGCTGTATTTTTATGAGGGGTGAAAACCGCATATCCCTGTCTGATTAAATACATGCTATGCCTCTCCGCTATTTGTATATTCGCCGCAACCCCCCATTGATCTTTTGACCGATACGGACCGGCCACATAAACAAGTTTCTTTTCTGTCACAGCTTACCCTCCTCCAGCTCAATAATGAGGTCAACTTCGTGCTTTATTTTTGCTAAATCTTCCAGCCCCCTGCCAGTATCATGGTCATATCTTAAAATCCTCCTTATAATAGCCGCTTTGTGGTGCGGTATCTTATTCTTAAAGAAAAACTCATAAGGTTGTATCTCATATTGCTTGTAGTGATCCCCCCCAACTTGGGTGTCAAACGCTGATTTTTTTTCTGTCATTCCTAACCCTCCTCCTCCTCAAAAACAAGTTTAGTCCAATCACCGACATAGGCTCCAGGCTCACCGTTTTTCTTAATTACTCGCCCGCTTGCTCTCCACTCCCATCCAAAACACTCAACAACCCACCTACGATCAACTATCATCTTTTTTCCTTTATGCGACCACCCTGTTACATCGACAATATCGCCAATCTTTAAAGGGTGGAGATTCTCAGCCCACTTTTTTAATGTCGCCTCATTTTTCTTCTGTCTTATTTTTATCTCCCTTTCTGTTCTTTCGATTATATCTCTATACACCGTGTTTTCCAGCATCCTTCCCTACATCCTTTTAATTGTTCGCCCATACCTAACCATGCCCTACCCTTTTTCTTCCCCGCACAATTCATCCTCAAGCGTCTCAAGCGTTAATTCTACTCTCGGATTGCCTTTATCCCGAATAACCTTCAGATCAACCTCCACCCATTCTTCTGTTGTGTCTTGAACAATGCACGCCATCTGCAGACAATGGAGTAAGTGCCAGGTTAAGTTAAAAGCCTTCGGCGTCACCCTCTCATTGCTATACACCGTGGCCTCAATTTTTATCCTCTGTGGCTTCCATTGGAAATCGTATGGGATCTGATACATCACCTGAGCCATTTGAACAGCCCAGAAGAACCGCAGATCAATCCTTTCCTTTGCCTCCTGGTTTAGACTCTCCCATACCCCCCTACGACAAGGAGTACCGTTAATTAGCATTTTATATGTCATAGCCTCACACCACACCCGCCACAATAGTTAGTTTTAGTCATACGATAATACTCGCAGTCTGCACAGCCAATGTGATAATAAGCGCCGCCACCGATAAGGAGCTTGTTAAATCCCCGCCTTTTCCATTTTGCACTATTACTCATTGCATAAAGGGCACCGTGTATAAACCGAGTCCCATGTTCATAAGCACCATCGGTTGCTTTGTTTACATATAAAACAATACTCCCTGAAGAGCTGTTCCCACCCTTCGCTGCTTGATATATGATCTCTCTCAATGTCATTTTGCTGCGCCCTCCTCTTTTGACACCATATCAAGCTCCCTACTAATCAACTCGTCAAGAATACTCACAATTGATTGTTCTTTTATCCCTGCCAATAATCGGAGCTTGGTCAAGGTTCCTCTCCAAAGTTTTATTGATATATGATTTTTATCCATAGTTTTTTTATCCATACTGTAAATATACAGTAAAAACCCAACTTAGTCAATGAAAATAAAAAATATTTTTATAGGGACACTTATAAAAAACCCGAATGCGAGATAGAGACGACGAAATTATTACGTTTTTTTGATTTTGGGTATGATTTTAAAAATCCCAAAACATTGTAAGTAGTTGAATTTATTAGTAAGTACAAAAAGTACGAGTAGCTTGTCAAAAACTCGTACCGTATAACTATATAATATTATTATATAATATATATAATATATATATATAGTACAGAGTACAGCCTACCCAGACAAACCTGGGGCTTCCTTAGGGCGTCTGTACTCTGTACTTTTTCCTAAAAAATGACGTAACTAGTTGATTTTCTCGTCAGAAATTTGGTACAGAAAAAGTACAGAATCCCTTGTACTTTCTGTACTTTTTGAATTTAGGGAAGGATTTCCAAAGAAATGAGCTTGATTTTTTGAAGTGGTTTTCATAAAAAAACCTTATATTTTTACAATGAGCTTGTCAAGCATTTTTTTATTTTTATTTTTCACTTTACTAAATTGTAAATCGTACTTTTCCCTGACTCGTCTACGATAATTTCTTTCCGAGCAGTCAAGGCCCGAATAATTGCCTGCCATTCATGCGGACGTAATTCTTTCAATCTTGATTTTCTATTCGCTAATACTTTCCCCGTAGGTTTTTTCCCCGCTCTAATTGCAGACAGAATTGCACCCTTAAACACTTCACAATCTTTGTGGAAATCCCCTTCGTATATTTTTGTAGGAAGCACTTTTATTTTCCACTCGCCCAATAGTTCGGCCACATGAATCCCATATAGCAGGCTTTCAGCTCCCACAAACCCAAAAATATCACCACTACCTTTATCTATACACCCTGAAACATGATGGATCATACAATACTTTAGAGCGGACGTGTACATCCTAGAACAAATTCCGGTAAAACCAGGCTTGTCTTCTTTGTTGTATTGGTTCCCCCGGTCAATTATTTTCCTGGAAAAAGAAGCCCTTATTTCTTCGGCTTGAGGTGTCAGTTCCAGCTCTGTTGGTATCCCTAACGCTTCCAGGAGTTCAGTTGAGTGCTCCGGTTTGAGTCCCATAATCCTTTTAAGTTTTTTAATAAAATCCAACATTCCTTTCCCTTTTTTTCTTTGCCCATCGCATTCATAAGGGATTTCCCCATCGTACGAAAAAAAGTCAAACCTCTGAATTAACCCCGTCTCAAAGTCAACAGGACGAAAGTCATCAAAAATGTTCGGCGTAGCATTCCCCAGGAGGTTAACACACGGCATGGAAATACGGATTGTTTTCTTACCGTCCCCGTATGCTTTGTGTATTTCCTGTCCGGCCTTTGTTGATATTTCCAACAGAGCCGATATTTTCCCCGATGTAATGGGATCATGAACATCAAATCGTCTGAAAAGATAGGTGATTTCATCCATACAAATCATACCCGATGGGTTTTCCATCACCCCCCGGAACAGTCCTGGACCGGAGCTAAAATCAGTCGGCCCGTAAAAATTAGATATGCGAGGGGACACGGTGTTGCAGATTTTTGTATCAATCATCGTTTTACCTGTGGATGTCCCACCGATTTTAATACAAAACAAAGAAGGCCAAACGCCGCAAAGCGTGATTTTCCCGGCTAATGCTCTTGCAATATGCGTCATAACTACCGGATACGCATATTGAGATATTCCCCCCAACGCTTCCATGCCCTCGGAAATCAACCCACTCGGATTAATAATATAATCTGACAACGGTAATTCTTCACCCTGTATTTCATCCGTTATGTTGTCAGGAGTTAAGACCTCCACACGCTCGAGAAGCAGGTCTTCTTCCCCCAGAATAATCGGTGAAAAGTTTTTCCCTCGCCCTAAGTTTTTACATTCAAAACAATCATCATGCCAGCGTGATATTGATCGGCACGTAGCAGGCCCCGACTCAAGAGCGTGTTTTATTTTTTTGTCTGTTTCTACCTCTGTGTATTTAGGATATGGTTTCGATAACCCGTGACAAACCTGCTCTCCGTTGACACATCGACCAACAATAGACAACATCGCAAACCATTCCGGCTCAGGCAACGTTGCGGCATCCACCCGGCAATGATCCAGCCATGAGCATTGTAGGCCGATGTTCCCGACAATAGACGTTCCACTACTTTTACTTGTCCCCTCTCCTCTTTCCCTCTCGCCCTCGATGATAACCAACTCAACAGGCAATTCCGGCAAACAATTAAAATCAAAATCAAAACCATCGGAAATAACCCACTGATAACACCTCCCGGATTTGTGCACAGATGGAGGAAGCACAACTAACCCACCATCCCCTCTCACGTCAACGTCTTTATGTATCACGCCACTATTACTTACTATTCGGCTATTGTCTTTGATTGCAGGGTATTTATAATAATAGTGCCGCTTCTCTGTAGAACCCGTTCCAACGGTTATGGGAGTAGGCGGAAAAACTGACTCAACCCACTCGATTGCATCCTTGCTATCCGCATCAATTACAACAACCCGACTACCCCGACCAGTAATACACCCTATGTTGCAACCAGGATGCCCCTTAAATCGACTTTCAACCAGTTCGATGGTAGGTAGTGCGTCCTGTTGTTCTACCCACGTAACCCCCCTTGGCGGAAGTTTCCCTTGATGTATCAATGGTAGGACTGAAAGACCTTTCTCCCGATATTCTAATGCTTGATCAAACATTTATTTTACCCCTTCTTTTTTTATTCTATTAACTTCCTCCCTCAATATAAAAGTCTTTGTTCCCATGTAAATTGCCTTGATTTTTCCTTCTTTTATTTTCCGTCTCACAAATCGGCTTTCCATCCGAATTTCTTTTGCCACTTCTTCAATATTGTTTAATTCTCGTTCCATTTTTCTTTCCTCCACTTAGTTTTTTTAATAAGAAATGTGTTTCCCAACACAATACAAGATAAGAAAAGGAAAGTCAATACAAAAAAATGCTTGACAATCCTATTTGTATAATATAATATAGGCCCAGGTTAAGAAAAGGTTAAAACATCAACACTGTGAAAAGGAGGTAGCGTTATGGGTCTACAAGATTTAATAATAACAAGGCCACAACTTAAGCCGCCACGGATAGTAATCCACGGCTTGCATGGCATTGGGAAAAGCACGATGGGAGCATCGGCAAATAACCCTATTTTCCTGCCCATTGAGGATGGGCTAGGACAAGTTGACGTGCCACACTTTCCATTGATAAGGTTTTATGATGATTTTATGAGTCATTTAAAGCTGCTTGAAATGGAAAAACACAACTATAAAACAGTTGTGATCGATACCGTTGACTGGCTTGAAACCTTAATTTGGGATATGGTTTGTGGGAAGCAGGGAGTGGCATCAATAGAAGATATAGGTTACGCTAAAGGGTATATCTTTGCTCTTAGATATTGGGAAGACGTTATAACCCGACTAAACATCCTGAGAGACAAGGGGATGATCATTTTACTGTTGGCACACAACGAGATAAAAACCTTTAACGCCCCTGATGGTGATAACTACGACAGATACCAAGTCAAGTTACACCATAAGGCGGCCAGCAAACTACAAGAGTGGGCGGACGCAGTGTTATTTGCAACGTATAAAGTGTACGTAAACAAAGACTCCAAAAAAGCGACAAAAGGGAAAGGAGTGGGGACAGGAGAGAGAGTCGTATACACCGAAGAAAGACCTGCGCACAAAGCAAAAAACCGTTATTCAATGCCTTATGAAATGCCGTTTGAATGGGAGGCTATTATTTCGGCTATCAGAGAATCAAGGCCACCAAGAACAGAACAACCAGAACCAGAACAACCAGAACTAGAACAAAAGGAGGTACTACTATAATGAGTGATTTAACGCAAGAGGGGCTTGACCCAAATGTAGAGGAAATCGGTAGCGGGTTTAGTGTTGTCCCCGCAGGAAAATATAAGATGGTGATGGTGAAGGATACTATCGCCTCTGCAAAATCCGGCAATGGTAAGGTAATGACTGTTACCGTCCAAATTGTGGAAGGCCCGGAAAAAGGGAATACCATTGACACTTACCTGAATATTAAAAACACCTCAGACGTTGCCGAAAGAATCGGTCAAGGGATGCTGAAGCGTCTCTGTACGTTAACTAACATTGACTATCCCCCCAAAGACACCACCTTAATGTACGGCAAACCCATGATTGGCACAGTTAAGGTAGAGTCGTTCACATCAAACAACACAGGCGCAGAACTCCAAAGCAACAAGATAACCGCTTTTAATCCAGTGCCGGAAACACCTTCTTCTCATCCCCAACCCCCAAACAACGCAGATTGGGACTTTGAAGCAAAGGACATACCGTTTTGAAACCGATCACCGAGGCTATGATCCAGAAGGCTTGCATCGACTACCTGAACCAATTACCAGGATGTTATGCCTTCCGGTCATCAGCCGGAGCAATAAAAACACAGGCGGGGACATGGTTCAAAACAGGACGACCCGGGCTACCAGACGTTTGTGCAACCATACACGGTGTCCCAGCTTACTTTGAAATCAAATCAAAAACCGGAAGACAATCCCAGGTCCAAAAACAGGCAGAAAAAGACATCACCAATGCAGGCGGATATTATTTTATTATTCGTTCACCAGGAGAATTGAAACGTGCAATTGAGACCCTACCAAAAAACCGCATTAAACAAAATATTACACGACCTTAAAACCCAACAAAACATATTGTTGTCTGCGATTATGGGCGCAGGGAAGACGGGCATGGTATGTACTTTAATCGAACGCTTATACAAAATCACAGACAAGAGAATCTTAATATTGGCGCATAAACAAGAATTGGTACAGCAATTTTTTAATACCTTTGATACTATGACAAGTCTTTCCGTAAATGATATTGGAATTTGCTGTGCCGGACTGAACGAAAAAAATATCAATCGCCGGGTAACAATCGGAACCATTCAAACCTTCATCAACATGAAAGATCGGTATGAGTGGTGTGACCTGCTAGTAATAGACGAAGCGCACAGAATTTCAATAGGCACGGATTCTCAATACGACCAAGTAATATCACACTTAACCCTGCAACGGCAAAACATGAGGGTCCTCGGTATTACAGCAACCCCTTTCCGCCTTGACTTCGGCTACATCTACGGAAGCAAACACCGCCCGGACGGTCAAACCCTATTCCCTAAAATAAATTATCATATAGGGTATGAGGAGCTAAAGACCGAAAGGTACTTAATGCCGTTAAAGGGTATGGTAGCAATGGCCGATAGTTTACCTGGAGACCTTGAAAGCGTTACAAAGCATGGTGACTATGTAATTGACGAACTTGGCAGGATCATGTGTAATGAGGTTCACCTGGACACCGCAGTTGAAGCAATACGAAAACACTGTGATGGATATAAACACGTTTGTGTTTTTTGCGTGACAATAGATCACGCTGAACAACTCAACCAATTATTGGGAGACGAGAGTACCATTGTCCACTCACAACTCACGCCACTAGAACGGCAGGGAAACATGGCCGCATGGAAAGATGGTAGAAGGCGCATTATAACATCGGTCAATATACTTACAGAAGGGTTTGACTTTCCCCCATTAGACTGTCTAGTATTTGTCCGGCCCACTTTGAGCCCAGGACTGTTTTTGCAAGCCGTTGGCCGGGTACTCCGAATTTGTCAAGGGAAAGAAAAGGCGTTCCTTCTTGATCTTACAGACAACACAAGCAGATTCGGAACAAACCTTGACAATATAAAAGTTGTCATCCCGAACGGATATACAAAAGCCATAGAAAAAAACAACGAGAAGCTATGCCCGATGTGTGAAAGAGTGGTACACATTTCTCTAAGAATTTGTGATTGTGGGTTTGAGTGGCCTCAAAATGAATGTATTATTGCAGAATTTATCCCTGAAATGAAGAAAGTAGACTTTGAACCTGTCCCTGCAGAATGGAAAAAAGTGGTAGAAATGGAAGTGGGAATCCACAAAGCAAAAAAAAGTGGGAAAGAATTGGGATACATCCAGTTTTATGATAATCCATTTTATGGCGGAAATAGAATCAGCGAATGGTTTTGTTTGCCGGATTATTATGGTGGATACGCAGTGACAAAGGCCAAAGAAAAATGGAAAAGGTATTCACAAGATACCTTCCCCAAAACCATAACAGAATTTCTGCAAGCTGAGATAGAGAAACCTACTCACATATTGATTGACACAAACGGTGAGTACCCGGAAATCAAAGACGTGAAGTATCAAAACTGTTGGCATTGCGACCATTTTGAACTAGACGAAGACGACTTCCCAGCCAGTGATTTTTGTGAAAAGGGGACCTGCAACGAATTTTCAAACATCCTCACCAGTCAGCAGGCTAACTAACCAATGCTTATCCACCTTCCGAAAATCAATCACATTGACATTTTCGACAATAAAGGCCTTTACCCATTTGTCTTTGATATAAAAATGATCCCACTTGCCCCTTGACCCGTTGGCCCCTGACCGCTTTTCCGTCCTCATCCAGCCGTTATCAATCCACCGCATTACCGTTTTAGGGTCCACTCCGAAACACAGGGCCAGGGACGTAGCCGACTGCCCATCCAGGTCTTGAAGTAGTTGCATCCTTGACCGCCTAGATC